CAATAATATCGTTCATCCAGCGCGCCAGGTACGGCGTGCCGTCAAATGCGTCTTCTGATGATACGTCGATAGCTTTACCGGCTGGGTAATGCTCATCTGTATCATCAAAAAACTCGGCGTAAGTTTCATCTATACGAATCATTGTTTCTACCTCCGTTAGTAATATTTAACAAACATTAAAGCTGTTGTTTGAACTGGTTTGCACTTCAAAATCAGATATTCCAAATCTTTTTTGTATTTCTCTGCAATTTCGATTGTCTTGATATAAAAAATTGTGCCGTTTGCACGCCTTACAACACCACCACACACAAAAAAGCACGATTCCCACCAACTCGCGTCAGCTGGTATGTCGTACAATTCACTGTATTGATTGCGGATAACTTCAGGCGTAAAATCTCTTATGCCTTTATTTGTGCCGTTCATACATGCCTTGCGGCCATTGACCATTTCTGGTGCTTTGTTCATGCTTGTGTAAATGATACCGGCTTGAAGCGGGTTTTTAGTCGGCACATTTTCCACTACGCGAATATCGCTCGAAATCTGCTGCAAAACTGTCTGCAAATATTCAGCAGTCTGACCACCGCCGACGCTTTTCCAAAGACCGTCCAATATTTTTCTGCGTCTGTCTGTGTCATAGCTTTCGCTATAAATGCCGAATTGTTTTTCCCATTTTGGCAGCTCGCGCGTAGTTTCTGGAAACAAATCAAAATAAACAAGCCCGGAATTTTCGTTCACATCGTCAGGCAGTTTTGACAAACCACGGACAAACTTTGTAAAGTTCCGTTCTTTATCAAAACTGAAAAGCTTAGAGCGCGGGAAAAGCTGTTTTATACTCTCGTAAAATTTCACATCTCTACCCCGTTTACGAACAATTTGCCAAAGCTTGCAATTTCACCGCGTCCAAGCGTGTATGTTGTAATTTCTGCGCCGTCTTTGTGCACTTCAACGCCAGTAAAGAAACCGCCAACGCTGTTTGCGATGTCGCTTAAAGTTGCAACACAATCATAAGCGTTTATAAAATCGTTTTTCTCATAGTCTATAGACAAGCCTCTTATATAAGGCTCTTTTGCTTCAAAATACATTTTCAGGCTGTCTTTTGCTAAATCCCTAAAGCTTTCAAGATTTGTTAAATCATAGCCGGTTACATACACATCAAAAGTTTGTGGCTCAACAGCAAAAATGTTTGCATATGATCTGTCGTAATCAGGGTCAATAACAGCGCCTATAGGCTTGCGTGCAACGCCTGTAACTGGATCCCAGGTACAAGCGTCACCAACGGCAATCAACATATCGTGTGTTGGTATTCTGTCAGGAATATACGACGGGTCAGCACAAACATAGAGCAAAACGCCTGTTTGTGTGTTTTCATCTTCATAAACATAAGTGTTATATACACCTTCTACGTCTTGCGCCCATTTGCGATAGTCTGCAAGCGCGCCACCTTGCGGTTGAATGCGCCAGCGCTCTTTGACACGCTGCCTATAAGCGCTTTCGCTTTCAGCGTCTTTTGCTTCAATGTCAATTTCTGTGATATACGCCTTGTTTTCAATCATTGCAAGGCTGTTTGCAAGCTGAATTTCATCATCAATATCGAGATTGCCGCTTGTGCCAGCTTCAGCACATCTGACAAGCACTTCTTTTTCTTCATCGTCAAGCAAAACGGCGGTTAGTGTGTAATAAACCTTGCCGGTCACATTGCTCTTAAACTGTGTTGCAGCGGGCAAGTATGTATTCAGCTGTGTGACCGTTACTTTTGCTTTACCTTGCCAGATTGACGCCGGTTTTGGGTCTCCAATACCAACCAATTCGCCCCACATGACAAGCGGGCGCAAGCGACGGCCTAAGATTTCAACTTCGTCAAAGCTCGCCGTGTCAACAAAAAGCTGCAAAAAAGTCCACGCCTGCAACTTGTAAAGCGTTATATAAACGTTTGCAAAAACTTTCGCCAGGATATTTGCAAAGCTTTTCTGCAACTGCTTTAAGTTTGTGTTAAGCTCATTCTGCAAGCCTGTTATAATGATATTGTAAATTTCGCTAACGCTTTTATTTTCAAACATTCGCCGCTTCCCATTCCATGTCAAAGTTTTCGTCTGCGATAACATCGCCGTTTTTTGTGACCTTTATTTGCACGTCGATTTTCTTCAAATCGATTGCCTTAATGCTCACATTCACATCATCAGCAATTTTTTCGTCGATAAACCAAGCCAAATCTCTTTCAGCTGCTTTTTCTGCCAAAACAAGATTTTTTGTTGTTAACGGCAAGCTTCTGATTAGATTCTGAAACTCACTTATATATTTTTGCGCTTTTGATGTGTTCGCCAAAAGATTTCCCCACCAAGTATTTGGATTATTTTCCGTGCCATCGTCCAGCTCATTGCCGCCTAAAAGGCTTAACGTCAAAGCGTTTTTGTACCCGCTTTCCATTACAAATTCACCGTTCTGCAAGTTTATTTCACCGCCGTCAACAGTGTCTTTTAATAACAAATCGCCGCCATAAATCATCAATGCCCGCCTTCAGCTTTTTCTTTCAGCTTTTCTTCAACATAGGCTTCAACGCAATCCATAATTGCGCAACCTACCTTCGTCCACATTTCTTCAACAATCTGGCGTGCTTCTGGCGATGCGTTTGGCGCAACCAATATTTCTGCAATCTTTTGTCCTAAAATTTTTCCGTCCATTTTTCTTTCCTTTAGTTTCCTGAACTTGTAGAGCAAGAAACCGGCGCGCCGGTAACAATGCAAAAATGAATGCCACACAAACAGCCCGTGCCGTCTGCCGCACCATTGCCCGCAAGTGTTACGTTTCCGCCTGTCAAAATCGTGTCAGGGCTTTTTATTGTTGTTTGTTTTTTGCTCTCAAACAGCGTTTCTTCTTTGCTTTCCATATTGAGCTGTTTGTCTGTCTGCACAGTTATTGTGTCTTTACTTTTCCAGTCGGTTGTACCGTCTGTCTGTATATCGATATGACCGGGCGCAACGCCTTCAATCGTGCCGTCATTCAACATGCGCGCAATGGCCTGCACTTTGCCCTGCTGATCCCGGCTGTATAAAATCTTTTCTCCAGGCTTTGCGCCTTTGTTGGCTGTTAAAACGCCACAAGCTTTGAAAGATCCCGAACCGTCAACCCGCACCAGCAAGATTCTATCTTGTGGCAGTGGCGGCGAATCGTCACCGCTAGGGCTAAACTGGTCGCATACCTGATTTAAGCCATAGCGCGTTTCAACAACATTCGTTACAATTTTTTCAATTTCATTAACTAAAAGTCGTCCTACTCTTCCCACGGTAAAACCTCCGGCAGACTGTTATCTCTTGAGCCAGGCAAAGTAAGCTTAAAGGTTGTAATTTCTCCCTGTGAATCGCTTTTCTTAAACTCGATTGAATCAACTAAAAATTTCGTTTCTCTGAAAATCATCGCCGCCGGTGCATAGACGCTTACAGTCATATCTTTGTTGAAAATATTGCCGTCTTTGTCTGTGTGACCGTATACGCTCAATTCATAGCTAACGGCATTTGCAAACATTGCCGCCGCTTTTGCTTTTGTGGCTTGCTCTATGTCACTAGCTTTTGCGTCGCTTTCTTCTGCAACAAAACTAAAAGGCCTAAAAACGCCCTTTTTAGTCAAAAACGAATTTACATAAGTGTATTTTTCAGCATTGCTTTCGTTGTCTGTCTTACTAAAGCCTGTAACATGACTATACATTTCTTGCGGCTTAAACTCGCACTTTGCTTCGATAAAAGGCCATTCACCCTGCTTGAATGTTGCGTTTAAGCCAGTGCCGGTTTTCTGCCAGAATCTAAGCATTCCCTCTGCCGTGTTTGTGAAAAGCAAACCGCGTTGACCGGCTAATTTTTTAAGAAAATCCAAGACTTTTTCGCCAGGCTCGCTTTCAGCTTTTTCAAAAGGCGCACCGCTTGAAGAGTCAAAAACAGCCTGCAAGCCGAAAGGCTGCAAAATGTCTTTTGCAATCTGCTCAAGCGTCAAATTGCGATAACAAAGCGGATATTTTGTATCTGGAATCGTGCAATCGCTTAAAACGCCGCAAAGCGGGTAGCCTTGCGGGTTGATGGTTCTGCTATCAGGTGTTACGCTTGGCGCTGGTGTCAGCAATGTGCCTGTAAACATCAATTGATTGCGATAATACACGGCGCATTTCTTGTATGCAAAAGGTTCAAAAGCCTTTTTCAGCTCTTCATTGTCTTCTAACCACGGCGCGGCAAAGCTGAACGCGTCCATTGTGTCAATATTGAGTTGCAGTGTATAACCTGTAAAACCAGTAAAAAGCTTGCCGTCAAGATATAAAGACATTTCGCGGCTTTCTTCAGGGCTTATAACAACAGGCGTCATATTTTCAACATCTGCCGGAATGTCTGTTTGTTCAGGCAAAATCAAAACATCGCCCGGAAAGATTAAAGGCGAACCGTCTGAAGCGGTCTTGCGCCCTGCTAATTGCGGGTTTGCGGCTATAATGTCTGTATAGCGGCCTGAAACACCATACTTTTTAAGCGCTATCTGACTTAAAGTGTCGCCGCTTTGAACTGTGCAAGAATCAGGCATAATAGCTCACCTTTTTGCCAAGCGGCAATATTTCAAGCTCGTTGATGTTCAGTTTGTTATCACAAATAAAATCATCAACTTTTGAGAAGTCTCCATTGTAAAGCTCTGCAACAAGCTCAATAACTTGTCTTGGCCGGTCAAGAATGATTGTATGCTTGCTTTTAAGACTGAAAGCATAATTCAAAATCTTTGCCGTGCTCACAACAACGATTTTAAGCAAGTCTTCATAACCAGCGCCGATATCAACGTTATAATTCTCTGCCTGGTTTTTGTTTTCAAAAGCCGTGTACTGGTCAAAAAGTTCAAGAATTTCTGTTGCAGCATTAACGGCGTCTTCACGGCTTCTGAATTTGCCGTTGCCGTTGCTCAAACTTAAACCAGTAACAACAGCGCCGGTGCTTTCTGGTTCGTTGTTACCTTTTGCACTTAAAGCATATGCAACGCCGCTCGCGCAAGCCAAAACGCTTGACTGCCAGCAAAGCCGTGAATTGATGTATTGCGCTTTTGTTCGTGTTTTGCTGAAAAGATTCTTGCTGAAATTCTTTGTTAAGTTTAATGTAATGCCTGTGTATGCGCTGATTTTTGCGCTGGCATCAATTGCGATTTGTGCCGGTGTCTTTGCAATGCTAAAAATGCTTAAAGCAACATTTTTAGCATTAGAAACAAAGTTTGAAAGATTGTTGTTTAGTTCCGCTTTCTGCTGTGAATAAAGAGAATAAACGCTGCTTGATTTTTGTGCCAGCGTGTCTGTCTGTTCTGTCACCACTTTTGACATTGAAGTTATCTGCTTTTGCGCTGCAACAGCATCGCTTTTTTTGTCAAAGTTCATTTGTTTTGCATAGTCTTCAGCAGTCTTTTCAATACACGCGTCAACAGCGGCGGCAATTTCTTCATCTTGCTGAATTTCGCTTGCAGGAAAAATCTGATCGGTGATTGTTTCCGCAAAAGTTATTTCAACTGTTGATGTGTTAAGGTCTGTTGTAAGGTTATCGCTTCTGCTG